GGGTGGGAATCTTAGGCTCACCCCTCAGTTTTATGACTAAAGAGTTTTATATTCAAATAGCGTGTAACGAACTACTAAATGCCCTGACTGAAATTTACAACTTTCGTCATTACCATGTTGCCAATGAGGGTAAACGATCTGTCCAATATTTAATAAAACTTAAAAAGATGGGATTTCGTGCTGGAGTGCCAGATTTTATTATTGAGTACCCAGAGGGCAGATTATTATATGTTGAGTTGAAGAATGAAAAAGGTAAACTCACAGATGCACAAAAGATTTGGAAAATTAGATCAAGTGATTTAAAGACTCCATTTTTTGTTGTTAAAGGAAACACGAAACAATGCCTTACAGAACTTACAGAAATCATAGATCAATATGTCCCTCGTAATAGACATAGGAAAAGGCAAGAAAATATATCTGCCACAGGGACTTGATAACCAAGACGAATTTATAGGTTTATGGTTGAAAGCACAGGAAAAAGCAGTTACAAAGGCTAAAGATTTATTTATTTTTAGAAAATATTCCAAAGAGGAATTTGACGACAAAGTAGATGAATTAACATACCAAATATATAAACAGTTAAGAAATGGGGGTAACAATGTTTATAGACGAGAACTCGAAACCTAAAGAAAAACTTAAAGCATGGTATTTATTTACCGAAGATTTTATAGCTGGCACATCACATCTAAGTAATGAAGAGATTGGGATATATATGCGATTGCTTTGTTGGAATTGGAACAAGCGTTGCATAGGCTTACCAAAAGATATTGATACAGTAAAACGAATCGCAAGTTGTTACACTGAAAGCGAAAAAATTTCATGTGAAAAGATACTCAAAGAATTTTTTGTAGAGGTAGAAAATCATTACCAGAATGAACGACAACTACAGGAATATCTTTATATTCGTAAGAGAATAGACGCATCTAAAGTAAATGGTAAACTAGGCGGCAGACCAAAAAAACCTAGCACAAACCCCCCTACCACTACCTCTACCCCTACCAATACATCTACAAATAAATACTCTCAAACTTTTAATAAATTTTGGGATAAAATAAATAATAAGGTCAGCAAGGGGACAGCAGAAAAGAATTTTAATAAGATAGAAAAAGAGTGGCAAGATAAACCTGAAGAATTAGCAGAATTGTATAATAGTTATTACAGTGGAATAGATGATAAAAACTTTGCTAAACAACCAGCATTTTGGCTATCTGCAAAAAAATATTTAGATGAAAAACCAAAGAAAAACTACAATTTTGGCGTAGTTAATCAAGATGAACAAAGATTATCAATGTATATTAATGCTATAAGAGATAAAAAAGTTACTCAATTTGTTAAAGATCATGCATTACGAAACAAAGATGTAATTGATATGGGTATTAGAAAAGGATTAATTACAAGAGATCAGGCCATAAATGATTTAGAAATGGTTAATGAATATAAATGAATGTGTTAAGTCTTTTTGACGGAATGAGTTGTGGTCAAATTGCTTTGAATAAGTGTGGGATAAAATACGAAAATTATTTTGCATCGGAAATAAAAAAACACGCAATAGAGGTTACGCAGCATAATTATCCAAACACTATACAACTAGGTGACATCAAAGACATTAAACCACAAGATTTACCAAAAATAGATTTGATTTTAGCTGGTAGTCCTTGTCAGGATTTTAGTAGAGGAAACAAAACAAGAGACGGACTCGATGGCAAAAAAAGTAGTCTTTTCTTTGAATTTTATAGATTGTATAAAGAATGTAATCCACAATATTTTATTCTTGAAAATGTAGTAATGCCAGCAGCAGATTACGAATATTTAAGTAGGTTGATGGACACATATCCAGTAAGAATAAATAGCAGTACTGTTTCAGCTCAATACAGAGATCGACTTTATTGGACAAATATCGGTAGAGAATATAGAGATTTATTTGGTTTTAGATATTGTGATATTCCACAACCTCTAGACAAAAAATTATACCTGAAAGATATTTTAACGAGTGGATATACAGATAAACCAAAATCAAGATGTTTATTAACAAATACTGGTCATATTAACGAAAATAAAGAATATCTACTTAATAGATACAAAACAACTGGCATGATGACTGTTGTATTTGAAAAAGAGGATTTATCAATGGAAAGTCTTAGGACATTTAATCAAATAGAAATGGAAAGATTACAAACAGTGCCAGAAAATTATACAAGTATAGTAGATGTAAATAAAGCTAGTGATTTACTTGGTGACGGGTGGACAATAGATGTAATAGCCCATATTTTAAATTACATAAATAAATGATGCAAAAATCATAAAATTTTGATAAACAAAACTTACCTAACTCATAGGGTAAGAGGATTATGGCAAGACCAAAAAAATATAAAATAGATACTAAACAAGTAAGAAAATTAGCAAAATTAGGTTGTACCAATAAAGAGATTGCAGACTTTTTTGGCTGCAGCGCTGATCTAATTGAAAAGAGTTATTCGGAATTTCTGACAAAAGGGCGAGCAGAGATGAAAATGCGTCTTAGACAGCTACAATGGAAAAGTGCAGAAAAAGGGGCGATTGTTATGCAAATTTGGCTTGGTAAACAAATATTAGGTCAATCTGAAAATACCATTACCGAAGATGACGAACCACTGGCATGGTCAGTTGAGTGATACCTTTTCCAAAGAAAAAATATCAAATAATATATGCAGACCCAGCTTGGCATTTTCAAAATTATAATAATGCTAATGCACAAACTAACCCTGAAAATCATTATAAAACAATGAATATGAAAGATATAGGCAACTTGCCAGTTCATGAGATAGCTGATGATAATTGTGTTTTATTTATGTGGTGTACCGACCCTTTATTAGATAAACAAATACCTATAGTTCAGAAATGGGGCTTTACCTACAAAACAGTTGGCTTTCATTGGGTAAAAACTAACAAACATAAATCTAAAAATTTGTATTTTAAATCTGTTGGTTATTGGACTAGAGCAAATAACGAAATATGTATTTTAGCAACTAAAGGAAAACCAAAACGCATAAGCAAGAACGTAGATAGATTAGTTGTTGCAGATCGTAGAGAGCATAGTAGAAAACCTGATTGTGTAAGAGATAGAATTATTGAACTATGTGGAAATTTACCAAGAATAGAATTATTTGCTAGAGAAAAAATTGATGGGTGGGATAGTTGGGGCGATGAACTTAATGATTAATTTATATAATGATGATTGTTTGAATGTTTTACCAACATTATCAGATAAAAGTGTTGATCTAATAATTACGTCCCCACCTTATAATATTGGAAGATCATATAATAAATATAATGATAACAGAAAAGATTATGTTAGTTGGTTAATTAAAATATTTAATGATTGTTGTAGAATACTTAAAACAGATGGTCATTTATTCTTAAATTTATCATCAACAAAAAATTATCCTTTTGCTTGTTATAAAATAGCAGAACAATTAGATTGGCAATTACAAAATAATATTATTTGGGCAAAATCAATCGAAATTGATGGGTATGTAAGGGGGTACTCTACACCAACATCAAGTAAAAGATATTTACAGAATGGTTGGGAACATATTTTCCATTTTACTAAAAATGGTAATACAGAAATTGATTTAGAATGGTCTGGAGTGCCTTATAATACAGATTATAATAATGCTGTTAGAAATGAGAAAAGAAGTGGTAAAAGTTGGAGGACTACTACTACTTGTTGGTATTACACTTATAAAAGCAAGGCTACTAAAGAAATTAACAGACAAATAACAGGCGATAAACTACACCCAGCTATTTATCCAAATAGTTTGGTTGAAAAATGTATTAAAGTTTCTGGATTAAAAAAAGGTATTGTTTTAGACCCTTTTATGGGAACAGGCACAACAGGCTTAGTAGCAAAAAAATATAATTTAAACTTTACAGGCATAGAAATAGATCAAGATTATTTTGAATTTGCCAAACAAAGAATAAATGCCACTTACTAAACCTCAAAAAGAGGTTATTACTTGTGATAAACGCATGAGGGTAATGATTGCTGGGAGGCGATTTGGGAAAAGTTTTTTGTGCGTCCAAGAGATTGCAAAATTTTCTAGATTTGCGAATCAACGAATATGGTACGTTTCACCAAGCTATAGACAATCTAAAACAATATTCTGGGATATGCTCAAACAACAAATGATAAAGCATAGATGGGTACAAAAAATTAATGAGGCTGATTTAAGCATGGTATTAAAAAATAATACTGTAGTAAGTCTAAAAGGTGCTGATAATGAGCAATCTTTGCGTGGAGTAGGTTTGAATTTTGTTGTACTTGATGAGTTCCAAGATATTAAACCACAAGCATTCTATGAAGTAATCAGACCAACTTTGTCAGACACAATGGGTCATGCATTATTTACTGGGACTCCAAAAGGTTTTAATTGGGCTTATGAATTATATATTAAACGAGACCCAGAGTGGCAAAGTTTTAAATATACAACATTAGAGGGTGGGCAAGTATCACAGTCAGAAATAGATCAAGCAAAAAATGATTTAGATGAGAGAACTTTTCAACAAGAATATCTTGCCACATTCATTACCTACGCTGGCATAATTTATTATAATTTTGACAGAAATAAAAACATCATTGAAACATTTAGTAACAATTCTACAACCTTGCACATTGGTTTAGATTTCAACGTATCACCTATTTGTGCAGTTGTAGCTATAATAGAAAATGATAGTATTTACGTTGTAGATGAGATACAAATATATTCTAGCAATACTAATGAAATGGTTGAAGAAATAAAAAATAGATACAAAAATAATCACACTGTAATTTATCCTGACCCATCTGCCAGACAAAGAAAAACATCTGCTGGTGGACAAACAGATTTATCAATTCTTATCAATGCTGGTTTTGATGTTAAGTGTAGAAACAAAGCACCATTAGTTAGAGACAGAATAAATGCAGTAAATTCTAAATTAAAAAACTCAAATGGTAAAAATAGTTTGTTTGTTTTAAAATCTTGCAAAAACGTAATCAAAAGTTTAGAAAGACAGATATACAAAGAGGGTACTCATGTTCCTGATAAAGACAGTGGTCTCGATCACTTTAATGATGCGTTAGGTTATTTAGTTGAATATAAATATCCTATTAGAAGAAACTTTGAGCCAAACCCTCCTAGTAGGTGGAGTTGATGGATAGAAAATTTTTAACAGCAAAGCACCCACTTTGGAACGCAAACATAGCAAATTGGGAGTTTTATATTCGTAGTTATCTGGGTGGTAATGATTATAAAAATGGTTATTACCTCCACAGATATATTTTAGAATCACCAGAGGAATACGATCAAAGAATTAGACATACTCCAGTAGATAACCACTGTAAAAATGTGGTGCAAATATATACAAGTTTTTTATGGCGAGTTCCTCCGACTAGAGACTATGGTTCTTTAGATGGCGACCCACAGCTAGAGTCATTTATCAACGATGCTGATTTAGATGGCAGATCATTCAATACAGTAATGCGTGAGGTTCAAATGAACGCAAGTATTTATGGTAATTGTTGGGTTGTTGTAGATAAACCACAAACAAATACAAAAACTAGAGCAGAGGAATTGCAGCAAGATATTAGACCTTATATTTCTATTTATACGCCAGAGAACATTGTAAATTGGAATTATAGAAGAGCAACAAGTGGTAGATTTTATCTTGATATGCTTTTGCTTGTTGAAGATATAAACGCTGACAGAGCAATCGTAAAACTTTTTACTGAGGAAAGTATTGCTACTTATGAGGTAGAAGATTACGAAAAAGAATATGCAGATGGTGAGGCAAGACTTATTGAAGAAGTACCAAACCC